GATGTACTGTTATTGAATTCAAGATTGCTAAAGAGGATAAACCAAAGGTTGCAGCAAGATTCTTTAAACGAATCACTGAGATCTTAACAAATGAAGAAGTTACCTTCGATCCTAAAGTCGTAGCTAAGTTGGTTGAAAAATACTTTCCAGACTACAGGCGTTGCTTAAATGAACTACAGCGCTATAGTGTTGGTGGAACGATTGATGAAGGAATGTTAACGTCCATTGCAGATGTTAATATGAATGAGCTTTTAGAAGGATTAAAAGAAAAAGACTGGAAAAGAATGAGAAGTTGGGTTGTTAATAACTTAGATAATGATCCAGTAACTCTTTTTAGAAAGATCTATGACACACTGATTACGCACACTACACAAATACCTCAACTTGTTCTAATCATAGCAGACTATCAATATAAGGCAGCTTTTGTTGCAGATCAGGAAATCAACCTAGCTGCTTGTCTAACTGAAATCATGGCATCTGTGGAGCTAAAATGACAGTACAAATTAAAGAACTAGCACAATACTTTTCTGATGACAATAACAGAAAAGCTATCATTCAACTTATTAACGAAAATGGAACTGAAACCCTTCAAGTTCATTGCTATACAAATATGGAAATGGGAAGAAAGGAGCATAGTATTATGATTGCACGTACTATGGCTCAAGCTTCACACATCGCTGAGGATTTTGTCTATGGCGTTCTTCGAGGATAAAAACGATGTTAAAGAAATAGAAGAAGCGCCATACAAAGCGCCTTCTATTTCTCCTTTTGACTTTCTAAATGCAATCAATTACTCAAAAGAGCAGCTAATTGTCGATGATTGGTCTGAAAGGCAGTATCAACCGTACCTAATCAACAAAGGATTATCATACGGTTCTGATACTATTGTTCAAGCCAACGAAGTGAATTCTAGACCACATATCGATAAAGCACTGCAATTTTCATTTTTACTAAATACAATCAGACCTAGAAAAAGGTTTAATAAATGGATCAAAGCATCCAAGATTGAGGCGATAGATGTAATAAAAGAATACTATGGCTATAGCAATGAAAAGGCCCGCCAGGTTCTGCCTCTATTCAATGATGAGCAAATCCATATAATAAAAACAAAATTGTATAAAGGTGGAAATGATGGCTGAAGATTTCTTCAAAATCGACATGCCTGGGTATGTTCCCTTAGAAGTTACATTAAATCATCCTGATGACTTCTTAAAGGTTAGAGAAACATTAACCCGCATAGGTGTGGCTTCAAGAAAAGATAGAGTTCTATACCAATCTTGTCATATTTTACATAAGCAAGGTAGGTATTTTATTGTTCATTTTAAAGAGCTATTTGCACTAGATGGCAAACAGGCAGACTTAAGTGATAATGACATTGAGCGCAGGAATACAATTGCAAAATTGTTAGTAGATTGGGGATTAGTTAAAATTATTGATGCTAACAAACATTTACTGATGGCACCACTTTCTCAGATTAAAGTACTTTCATTCAAAGAGAAAGATGAATGGACATTGCAAACCAAATATAACATTGGAAAAAAACGTGTTGAATAATGTATGACAAATATTGCCATATTTTAGATTATAATGATCCTCTAAAGGTTATCGATCTTATCCACGAAAGTATTGCTAATGATGTAGCTGATGTCAATGACTATATGTGTCTTTATAGTCTATATTCACATACACTACAATATCAAAAAGCAATTGATCTTCGAAGTGTTATTACTTCAAAGTTTCCTAACTTTACAGAAGTTGATAACCTTTTTATGTTAAAGCATTTTGAAGGAGACTATCCAAAGCTTTGGGAAGTATACTTTAAAAAGAAAAATAAAATAACACCTAAAGAATTACATAGAGATTTATTGGTCTTAGAAAAATTTAACAATGTAAACCAACCTACAACTCTAGATGGTGTGGATAATGTTTTTCTCTATAAACAGGGTGGAACTGGTGATGAAATTATATTTTTTAGATGGTATGAGGAACTTAAATCTAAAATAAAAGGTAATGTTTATTACCTTAGTAATGGAATTTTAGAACCAACATATAAAAGAGTTTTTTCTGGTTTTAACTCAATCCAGTTTAATCCAAAGAAACAATATTCTTTGATAAGTATATTTAAACTACCTAAGCTTCTTAATGTAGGATATAATATACCGAATCAAAGGTATTTGTACGCTGATCCTGATTTAGTTAAGAATTATTCAGATAAGAACAAATTTAGGATTGGTCTTTGTCACCATGGACAATATAAAAGTAAGTTAAGAGGGTTACTATCTATACCAAGAAATTATATTGTTGATCAAATTGGTAGCAGAGCAGAAATAGTAAATTTGTATTATGGTGAAAACACCTATGTCAAAGGTAAAAAAACATCGGTATACAAAGAACCTAGAAATTCTGACATGATATATCCTAAATTAGATAATTATGAAGATTTACTTGCAATTATAGAAACTTGTGATGTTGTGATATCATGTGATACAAGTGTTGCACATGCAGCTGGTGCTATGGGAAAGAAGACATTTGTATTGTGTAATGGAAGATTGTATTTTCCATGGTTTATGGAAGGACATGTTGGTAAATCAAGGTTTTATGAAGATGTTACTGTGGTTAAACAGTTTGAACCAGCAAATTGGAAAATTTCTGTTGACAAAGTAGTAAATGAGCTGATAGAATATAAATAATATTATCCCTTCGGGATGGGACCAGCAGTCCGAGGTTAAGGCTGGCAATGAATTCCTCGGGCCAACGCCTTTTGGGTTGGCAATTTTTAAATACTCGCTTAATAGGAGAATTACTATGACATTAGTACCACGTAACGTTTTGGATATGTTTAAGGACTTAGACAAGTTCTATGTGGGTTTCGATGATAATTGGAATCGTATGGCTAAGCTACACGATGATTTGACCAAAAATATTCCTAACTACCCTCCATACAATATCCGCAAAGTAGAAGATAACAAATATGTTATCGAATTAGCTGTTGCTGGGTTTGGTAAATCTGATGTTGAAATTACTCTTGATGGTAATAAACTTATCATCTCTGGTAATACATCTGATGATAAGGATAATTTCTTATTCAAAGGAATCGCAAACCGCGCCTTTACACGTACATTTGCATTAGATGATCATATTGAGATCGAAAATGCTGAGATGGTAAATGGTATGCTTAAGATTGCTTTAGAGAAGATTATTCCTGAACACAAAAAGCCTCGCAAGATTGAAGTTGTGGATAAGGATAGCCAACCAAAGAAAACAACCAAACAATTTTTATCAGAAGATAAAGCAGCTTAATATGCAAGTAACTACCGCCTTGGGGCTATCACAAGTAGCCCTAGGTGGCTTACCGACACCATCTACCAAAACGTCGGTATTGAGAAGAATCACACAATGGTTCAATCGTCCATATCAAAGTGAAGCAGAAGTATTCCTTTCACAGAGTGTCGATAGAGCAGATTTTGAATATCGTGAACGTCAACTCAAATATAAAGGACTACTATGAAACAAAAATTAAATAAATTTTGGATTGGGTTTTCAGCATGGTTAGAAGAATATGGTAAAGCAAGAGCAGCTGCTGAACTAGCCCGTTGCTACAAATACCAAGAAGCCATTAAAATAATGAAGTAACTATGTTTACCAGCCTAGATTCAGTGTATTATGATGAGTGGATTATTAAAGTTAGCGTCTTGGCTGGTCAAACACTTATTGCGGGATATAATAAAGCGTCTCTTGATTCTTTTATTAAGATATGTTATAATGAAGATCAAGTTGAAAAATTTTTGGAGAAGATAATTCATGATTAAGATTGTAAAGTTGTCAACTGGTGAAGAAGTAATCGGAGACGTGACAGAAGGTGCAACCAAGTTAAAGATTAAACAACCATGTCTGTTGCAGTTAGTTCCTTCTAGATCAAATCCTAGCGAACCTACTATGGGTATGTTTCCATATGCAGTTCACACAAGAGAACATAGTATTTTTGTGAGCAATGAACATATCATTTGGATGGAAGAACCCGTAAAAGAGTTATACAATCAATATAATTCTGCATTTGGAACTGGCATTGTTATGCCTACAACTGGCGGAACGACACCATTTCACCCTGTATAATAAAAGTGAGTTTATATTATGGCAAAAGAGAATGAAACAAGAAAGAAAGTGATTGAAAAGCGAACTAGTCAAGGTGGTGCTAGGCCAAAGACTAGTAGCATGAGCAAGTCTCAAAAGCGTAGTTTTAAACAATATCGTGGGCAGGGAAAATGATGCTACAAAATGTGATCAATGCATTGGCTACGAGTGCCAAACCTGGTTATATCAATAATTATGATGAATTCATACCAGGCAAGACACCAGTCTACTATTCTGGTCCAGTATGGGATCATCAAGAAATCCAAGCTGCTATTAATGCACTAGTTACTGGTGAGTGGATTACCACTGGTGAAATGGTAGCTGAGTTCCAAGATAAGTTTGCAAAAATGTTTGAAGTTAAACATGCGCATATGGTTAACTCTGGTTCTTCTGCAAATCTTGTGATGTTTACTGCACTTAAAAAGTTCTATAATTGGCAAGATGGTGCAGAACTGATTGTTTCACCAGTTGGCTTTCCGACAACGATTGCGCCCATTGTTCAGAACAATATGAAACCTGTGTTTGTTGATATCGAAATGGACACATTAAACTTCGATATTGACTTAATTGAAAAAGCAATTACTGCTAAGACAGTAGCAATTGTCGTTTCGCCAGTTCTTGGCAATCCTCCAGATATGGATAGATTAGTAGAATTGTGTAACAGGCACAATCTTAAACTTGTTGGAGACAATTGCGATAGTTTAGGAACAAAGTGGAAAGGTGAGCATCTTTCTAAATTATATGATGCTTGGTCGTGTTCGTTTTATCCAGCACACCACATCTGTACTGGTGAAGGGGGAATGATCTGTACTAATCATGATGATCTGATTCCTTTAGTTCGCTCTATTTCTTGGTGGGGTAGAGACTGCTACTGCGTTGGATCTAATAACAGATTAGCTTGTGGCACTTGTGGAAAAAGATTTTCTGATTGGTTAGAAGATTATGATGGCGTCATCGATCATAAGTATGTGTTTACCAATATTGGATATAACCTCAAGCCACTTGACTTACAAGGTGCAATTGGTCTAGTTCAATTGACAAGGATGAATTTTATTGATGAGAAGCGTCGTTACCACACACAAGTGATTGGTGAAGAATTAAATAAACTTGATGGTGTAAGAGTAGCTTCTAAACTAGAGCAATCAGATCCATCATGGTTTGGTGTGCCAATTATTTGTGAGAGTCAAGACTTAAAAGAGCTTCTTGTTGCACATTTTGAATCAAATAAGATTCAGACTCGTAGCTACTTTGCTGGAAACATCCTTCTACATCCTGGTTATAAGCATTTAGGCAACTATAAAGACTTTCCAAACGCAAATAACGCTCTTTCACATGTATTCTTTATTGGTTGCACACCAATCTATACAGAGGAAGTACTTGATTATATTAAACAAGTGATAAGGTCATGGTAAATGTATTTGGAGGACACGGCTTCGTTGGGAGCCGTTTCGTTACACTATGCAAGGATACGATTGTAAATGATCGTAATGACTTGGAAGTAAAGATTGATAAGGGTGAAATCCTTTATTTGATCTCTACTGTAGACAATTATTCAATGAAGGTTAATCCTTATATTGATATAGAAACTAACTTAACTACTCTGATGCGAGTATTGGAGCAATGTAAGAATAAAGATATAGTATTCAACTTTGCAAGCTCGTGGTTTGTTTATGGTGATACAGAGTTACCAGCAAAAGAAACATCACCATGCAATCCAAAAGGATTCTATTCGATTACCAAGCGAACAGCAGAACAGCTTATTATTTCATACTGCGAAACGTTTAATATTAAGTATAGAATCTTACGATTTGCTAATGTGCTAGGTGTAGGTGATAAGAAGGTATCAAAGAAAAAGAATGCACTTACCTATCTTCTTAGTGAGATTGTTAATGATAGGCCAATTAATCTCTATGATAAAGGATTGTTTATTAGAGACTATATTGATGTTGATGACTTATGCGGTGCAATTGCGTTGATTATGACGAAAGGAAAGGTCAACGAAATCTATAACGTAAGTAATCAGACTGAGATAGATTTTTATACTATTATCATGTATGCAATGGGTTTCACAGGATCTAAGTCTATTGTTAACGAAGTCCCTCAAGCAGACTTTCATAAGATTGTCCAAGTAAAGTCGATGACGATGGATAATAGTAAGTTAAGAGCATTAGGGTACAAACCTAACAAAAATATCTATCATATGGTAAAAGATATCATTAGATCGCTGCGATAAACCCTATATATTATATACCTTAAAGGAGTTTTTAATGTCCCGTTGCCTTTTCTCATTAGTTGATAGTATTATTGCCACGTGGCAAGGCTATCGCTTTGAGAATACACCAAAGAGAGGCCATACGGGGTAAGAATACTTCTAACTATATTCAAACCCCAGCTCGCAAGACCTGGGGTTTTTATTTTGCTTTATAAACAACAGGTTAGAAGAAAAAACGTAACATTACTAACTTAGTTGACTTATAATTTGAATTCTGTATAATGAGGTTTCTGTCGTTGATATGTCAACGATAAAAAACAAACAGATCTTTAACAGTTTAGTAACTTTTGATATACCAGGTTAGCTCAGAGGTAGAGCAGTGGATCGATAATCCATTGGTCAGTGGTTCAATCCCACTACCTGGTACCATAGTGAAGTGCATTGCCGAACAGACAAATGGCGACGAGCCGATGAGTAGTGTACTTTACTATGGTAATTTGGGGGATTAGTATAGTTGGGAAAACACCGCGCTTGCACCGCGGAGTCATCGGTTCGATGCCGTTATCCTCCACCATTCCAGAGTAGCTCAGTCGGTAGAGCAGTTGACTTAGAAAACAAAATTATTATAAATAAGTGTAGGAGGAATCTACTATGCTTATTTGTGTTCATTGCGGTAAAGATTGTAAGAATGATAACTCACATAGAAACCATCAAAGGTTGTGTAAAAATAATTCGAATAGACAATCAACACCATTCCATAATTTAGATTTTCAAAAAAATAAATTAGGAAAGGGTGGAGAAAATCAGTATACTAAAGCTAAAAGATTAGGATTGCCTGCGCCTACTGTAAGTGAAAATACTAGATTGAAACTCAGTACTGCTAGTTCACGTAGAACAAAGGAATGGAATATTGAGAATGGTAAGCGTATATCTAAAACAGTTAAAAAGAAAGTTGAAGAAGGAACATGGCATACATCTTTAGCTAGACACATGCATATAAACTATAATGGTGTAGATTTGCATGGATCTTGGGAGTTGGGTTATGCAAAGTTTTTAGACAAAAATAACATAAAATGGATAAAAAATAAAGATTCATTTGCTTACATTTATGAGGGGAAGGAGCGCCGATACACTCCAGACTTTTATTTAATAGATTCTGATCAATACATAGAAATAA